AAAGAGGTGTGTTGAGTAAATTTGATAACGTAAGATTCATTGACCATGATTAAGCATAAGATATTTACCAAAGGTGAATTAATTCAAGCTCTAATCTCTACTACACAAGCACCTAATGTACTGATTCCTGTAAGGGCTATGATACACGACGTTAAATTCGACGACGTCAATCCACAGTATCAAATTAAGATTAGAAAGATCTATGACCCAATTAACTTTCTGAAGAGAAACTTAATTGGTGGTCGATTCATTAGAAACTTTGAAGGTAAAGATACTAGGATTAACCTAAAGAGACAGGAATATAATACTGTTAAAGAACTAGAAGATAGAGTCTTTAACGGTGATAAATGGCAACAGTATCTAATTGTTGTAGATTCAGTATTCTGTGTAAAGACAAAAGCTGAACAAGATAAACTCTTTAACAAGATACAAGATTTTCAGGTAGAGACTAATATTAGAGATCTATTTAATCTATCAAATCGAACTACATATACTGGTAATTACAACTTTCATACAAAGGGTGAGTTTGTTAAAGCACTTCAAAAGTTTTTAGGTGATAAATACCCTAAAGATGCTGATTGGGCAGATTCTGTACTATATAGACCTAATCACGATGAAATGGACCGCGGAGAGTGGGTCTAAACATATTACTGTAATATATTGCACAGATATATATAAAAAACAATAGGATTTTTAATGGCTGCTAAATACACACTTGATTCAATTCTTCCTGGACCTCCTCAGAAGTTCTCTTATACCGAGATTGCAACTGGTGAGCAGATCGTTAGAAACGGTAAGTTTCCAGATGAAGAGGTAGTAGGTACTGAACCTGCAACTGGAGGAGATGAAGCTATTGCCCATGGACATACAACTTTTGTTGACCCTGTCGATGGTGGTGGCGGTAAATCTTTATATGGAGAAACTGCTATAGGTTCTAGAACTTTTAAGCCTGGCGGCGACGAGCCTGATATTAACTTAGGTGAAGGTGTTAGATCGCTATATAATAAATGGTCTATTCATAATTACAATAACAGAGCCGGTGGAGTTTCTGGCGCTCAGGATGCATATAAATCATATAACAAAGCAGTTACTGAAGGTAGTGAAGCAGAACTTCTTAACCCAACTGCTAGAAGAATTGTAAACTATTCACAAGAAAATGGTGGTATTGGATATTCATATAAGTTTCAAGATTTTGCAGCAACAGAACATTATGGTCAAATCTCAAATGAATACCTAATTACTCTAAGACGTTTTGCATATCCATGCGGTGATGATATTATGAATGTAATGGGTAAAGATTCTAAGGGTAAAGATATAGATTTAAGTCAACCAGATTTAGCTAGAGCTCTAACATGGATGTCACCTGAATTAGGTAACGATATGAAAGAGGTGTTAAAGTTTGGAACTGGTTTTGGATGGAAAGATGTTGAGTCTCAAATTCAAGAAGTACAAGGTAATGCACAGAGTAGAGGTAAGCTTGGAGCAATGATGGATTCATCATCGTTAGGTCGTGCAGTTGAAGCCGGTCTTAATGGTAAGTCTGCATCAGAAGCAGCTACAATTAGAGATAAAGGTGGTGGTTTTGACCCTATGAAAGAAACATATCCTAATAAAGTATTTGGACCATTAAATGTTATTAAGAAAGTTTTAGCTAGAGAGCAAGGTTTAGAATTCAATAGTGAATTTACTTTGGTCTTCCACTATGATATTAAAGGTATTGCAAATACTTCGCCTAAGGTTGCGTTTATGGACCAACTGTCAAACATCTTAGCACTAACATATAACAATGCTCCTTTCTGGGGTGGTGCAGTTAGATATACTGGAAGTGGTTCTGTAGGTAAACCTTTTGGTGATTATGAAAAACTTAAGAATGGAGACTATTCAGGTTTCTTAGGCTCTTTAACTACACAATTAAAATCTTCAATGGGTGCGGCGTTTGATGATATAGGTAAAGCTGCGAGTGGTCTACTAAGTGGTAAGGGTATAAATGCACTAGGTGATTCTAAGATTCTAGATAATATTGTTGGTGGAGGTCTAATGAAATTAATGAATGGCCCTCAAGGTGGTACAGTAATTAATGCATTTTTAACTGGAGATCCAACCGGACAATGGCACATGACAGTAGGTAATCCTATGAACCCGATGATGGTTTGTGGTAATTTGGCTTTACAATCTTCTTCGGTAGAATTTGAAGGTCCATTAAGTTATGAAGGTTTTCCTAGCAAATTAAAATTAACAATGAACTTAAAACCAGCAAGACCTAGAGATAAAGGTGAAATTGAAAGTATGTTTAATGCTGGTAGAGGTAGAGTTTATTTACAACCAGAAGTTGAAGGCTCAGTAGATTTAGATGCTGTAGTAGATGTATCAGCTTATGGTAATAAAGATAGAGGCAAATTCACTAAAGGCTTTGCAGAAAAATTATCAAACTTTGGTCACGGATAATAGATGGATTTAAGAACATTATTAAATAAAACTTTAGATGGCGTTAAGTATGTCTTAGCACAGCCGACTATGATGTTTAGGAATAAAGAAGTTGTTCCTATCATAGCTACTCATATCGTAAAGGAAGATGAGATAGGTAGAGCTGACTTAATTTCTCTGGAACACTATAACACTGATAGTAAGACAGATCTTATTCTTAAGTGGAATGGTATATCAGATCCATTTTCTTTACGTCCAGGTGAAGAATTAGAAATACCTGTAGATACAGTACCTTTCTATAAACTGGATAGACCAAGGAAGTTTGAAGACAATAAGATTAAAAACGAATTTGTACAGGGCAAGAAGTTAAGTCAAAAAGACAAGAATAGACTAGATGCTCTAAAAAAGAAATATAATAAGGAAGTGTTATTACCACCTAATGTAATTCCAGTCGGTAAAAAGAACTATAAGTTTACTGCAGATGGAAATGTTATATTAGGAGCACAAGCCCAGAACGATGAGGTAACTGAATCAATAATTTCAGATCTTTCAAATCAATTAATTCAAGATAGAATAAATCAGTTAGAAGGACAGATTGATGATTTAGAAGATGCATTAGGAAATACTAATGGTACTGGTGTTGTGGATGAAGGTAATGACGGTTTGACTAAAGGTCAATTAGAAGAAAATTTAGATAATCAAGCTGGCAGAGGCGGCGGTGTTACTAGTGATGCTGGTATAGGCGCTGGAACGGCAGATGAAACTGGTGGAGCTGCAGGAGACGGTACTGCACCAGAGTCTACTGGTAATGCTAATGACATCGCAAACGACGGTGCACCTTGTAAGTAAACTTTAGAATATGGAGTTAGATAATCATTTATTAGCGGTTGTAGAACCGGCTATCCTACCTACAGAAATTAAGATTGATAATCTCGGTGAAGACGGAGGCGGTTCTAAACAGACTAAAGCAATAGGTACTTTAAAACCTTTTATTTTAGTTAACTCGTACCAATTCGGTCCGGAGGATATTTTATCTTTTGATTTAGATTGTAGTGGTGTTGTACCTAAATGTGAAGTTACTGTTAAAGATAATAAGAATGCATTTCAGGTAGAGTCATATCCTCGCGATGGAGATTTCTTTACTATTCTACTTAATTCAAAACATCAAGAGACGTTTAAGTCTATTCACATGGATTTTGATATTGTTGAGATTGAAACTTCTCCAGAAGTTGAGGGTGGTAATCCTACAATTACATTAGATGGTATTGCAAAAATACCTAGACTATTTGCAGAAGACTGTCAAAACTTAGATGCTGATAATTCATTAAACCATTTAGAATTAGTGGCTAGGGATTTAGAATTAGGACTAGCAACTAACGTAGAGGCTCCTGATGATAATCAACCAAGGCTACAGGCTTATATTACTTATGCAGATTTCATAAAAGAAATTGTAGAAGATTCTTATATCTCGGATGATGCTTTTACAAAATACTACATAGACCAATATTACTATTTGACCTATGTGAATATCAATAAAATATTTAACTCACCAAATCCAAAATTAGACGAGGTGATGACAGTTCTTGCATCTTTTGCAGCTTCAATGTCAGAGGGGTCAGAACAAGAAGAGGGTGGTGACAACAAGGGCGACCAAGTTGAAGTACCTTTAATGTTAACCAACCATAAAGATACAAACGGTATGTCCTGTTATGTTGACAGATATGAATTGATAAACAACTCATCTCAAGTTAGCCTCGCAGCAGGATATGCTAGAAACATCCAGGTGTATGATAATAATTCTGACAAAGGTGAAAGATTACAAGAGTTTAAAGTAGAAGCTTTAGTAACTGAAGACCTACCAGATATTGAGGCACCGTTAAAAGGTAATGAGAAGGATAATAGATATGAGACTCAAGTAAAACATAAATACATGGGTAGACAAAATGCTGGTGAAGATGGCCTAGGTAATACACACCCTAATGCAGCTTTCTCTAAACTCCATAATATGCAGAATCAATTGGAAATTGAGAAGATGAAAGTTAAAGTGACTTTATCTTCATTCAACCCTTCGATCTATAAGTTTCAAAAGATTCCAGTAATAATGTATCACTATGATGGTGTTAGAGTTGAAGCATCTAAACAGGGTGATTACAAAAGAGAAGAGGCAGGTTTTTCAGATCAGCCGTTTGATGCTGGAAAAGCAGAAGATGCAAATGATGCACAACAAGTAATGGATAGGTTCATAAGCGGTCATTATATTATAGAGAATATTGACTATGTTATTAATGAACCAGGTGGTGGTTTAAAACAAGTAGTTACTTTGATTAGAAGAGAGTGGCCGACAAGGATTAAGAATTTAGAGGGATAAAAAAGAGAGATAGATAATACATGGCAGACTTTAAAAGACAACAGGATTTTAGAAAAGGATCGTTGCTTCGTAAAATAAACGAAGATCCAACGTATCTTAGCTTCTTTCTGGTATTTGATACCGTGAACAAGGAGGAGTCACCTCTATTTGCAGGTCCTGCTATGGATTACTTAAAAAATGTATTAAATCAAACCTACGCTAAACAATATTCTACTGCTCTTGAAAACTTTCAAAAAGTACTTCTAAAAATTAACAAGGAATTACCTTGGTTCTGGCAAACAATTTCAGGTGTTGACCAGGCAATGACATACGAAAACCTACAAGAGCCTTGGTGGGGTGCAAAAAAACCTAAACTAGAAATTGAATGCCTAGAGGAAAATGTTGAATTAACAGCAATCGGTCTAATGGACTTATATAAAAGAGCTTGTTATGACTTTGTAAGATGGGTAGAAGTTATTCCACCAAACTTAAGACATTTTCAAATGCAAGTATGGGTCAGTGAGGTTAGAGCATTTCAACAAGATACTGGTGCTAAAGACTTAGGTTTCTTTGATAACCCAGAAAATTCTGGTAACGGTGGAACAGTAGAACCAATTAACCAGGAATTAAGCTTAACAGCTAAACCTTTTGTCCAACTTAATTTTTCACATTGTGAGTTTGACATTGATTCAATCGCTCCAATGTTTGCAGATCTTGGTAAAAACCCAGAGACGAAGAAGCCTAAAATTGCAATTAAGTGGGGTGCTGTAAATCAAATTAACCAAAGGCTGGGTGCCAATCTAGTTACTGAGGTAGATGATAGTCCTTTATCACAAGCGGCGCAAGGCACAGGTGGTGAACTTTCATATACACCATTTGATGCAACTCAAAATCCACAAACACAGACCGAGAAATCTCCATTTATTAAAAAACCAAATATTGATTTAAAATCAATTGGTGAACAAGTTAAAAAGAGAACTTTAGGAAAATTAGAAGGAGCAGCTGAGGATCTAATTGGAGGTGTTCAAGGTAGAATACAGAGTACTGTTGACTCTTTAACATTTCAAGAGAATTCTAAGATTGGTAATGTACACGGTCTACCTACCGGAATTGCAGGTGATTTACTAGATAAAGCGGAAGATTCTATTCTTAGTAAATTATTATTAGGTAATGTACATGGCGTATCTAGCGGGTCATTATTAGATGCGGTTCAATCTGGTAGTATAAATGCTATCGCAAATCAAATAGGCCAGTTATTTGGCGTTAACGATCCAAGAAGCGGCGGCGGTGGCGGCGGCATAAATGAGAAAATTCACCCAATGGGAATTGATTCATCACCAGACGGATTCTTAAACCAAAGAATACATGAGGCTGGCGTAGACTCAACACCGGATGGTAACTTAAACGATAATGTATATGAATAACAGTGAAGAATTATTTAGAGATAATTTACGTGATGCTCATTGGTTAGGAGAGGTAGTTGATATTGAAGACCCTCTTCTTCAAGGTAGGGCACGAGTAAAAGTATACGGTAAATTTGATAAACTTCCAAACGACTCTATTCCATGGGCAACTCCACAGAATAGGGAGGCTCCTGGTATGCACGTTGTACCTAGAGTTGGAGATATTGTTGCAATAAGATTTGACAACGGAAATATCTACCACCCAGAATACTGGTTTCAAGTAGATCAGAATGATGAATTAAAGGCAGATATTCTTGAAGCATCAGGAGAACCACATAACGTAATTAGTTTAGTATACGATGCAGAACGTAATGTAAGAATTTATCACTCACCAGAAGATGGCTTAGTAATTACCAGAGGTGAGGGTGCAAAAGAAAGACCTATGATGCAAATCGACGAAGAAGGTTTTATTAAGATCTCAACAGATGCCAAAATCTTTATGGACTGTGGAGATATATTCATATCTAACGAAGGTGAACCTGGAGCAGATGAAACTGAACCAGCAGTAAGAGGTCAATCTTTACAAGATTGGCTACAAGCTTGGTTAGATGACTATAATGCACATATACATCCAACTGGTGTTGGACCATCAGGTCCACCAATGCCACCTACTCCTGCAACAGTAGCAAAATTATCCGGTACTCATATTAACTATCAACAAAGAAACAAGTAAGCTATGCCTGCAAAGTGGCCTCCATTTATTAAGGACTTAGCGAGTACGCTACAAAGTCAGAAGTTTACAAAACCTGGGGGTGCAGAGATTTCCTACAAAACACCTGAGATCGGTGCGACTAAAGTTTTAGGTAAAGACTTTAAGCTAGATGGAGATGGTAACCCAGTTCCTTTTGCTCCAATAAGTATTATAGGTGGTGGTAAAACTCCGTTAGGTAATCCAGCAAACGCAGTCTTAGCAACTAACCCTGCAACAATGGTTAATGCTAATGATGTTAATCCACTTTCTGGTAGATATGACTTTGGTAAACAGGTTGCTCAACATTATTTAGATGCAGTTAAGAATGCTGCACAAACACATGTTGGAGAATTACATATTAACAATGGTGCTGCTGAGATGCTTTTAAAAGAAGGGTATGGTATTGCATTCGAAAGACTTTTACGAGAAGGTGATATACCTTTACAAGACCAATATGATGAGGATGGTAATCTAATTGAGATGGGTAAGGAGTCACATCCTGCCTATGCTGATTTCTGTCCTGAAGTTGAAGAACCTGATGCAGAAACTATAGCTGCACTAGAAGTAGAGAATAATAAAGCATTTAACGCTTTTGCATCTGGTGAGAATATACAGAACTATAACCTGTTTAAATTTAAGTTCTATCAATTCCCATGTTTAAGTGGAGCTGAGAGCCAAGAAGAATTAGAGGTAATATTTGCTAATAGAATTCTAATGGGTTATGAGTTTATGACGAATGCAAATGCAAGGTGGGAATATTTTGTATGGGCATGTCACTTAGGTAAAGAGAATTATACTGGTAATAATAGTGGTGGATTTAATAATTCAGGCGTATATCAAAATATTAGTAGTAATTGTAGAAATGATATTGAAAATGCAGGTTATGACTATAAGTTATTAGCTGATAATGTATCTAAAATGGTTAAGGACGGAATCTTAGCTGCACATCCAAAAGATGAAAATAATGCATTCTTTGGGCTAGGTCAGACTTCTGAATTAAAACAAAGAATTACACGTACTGCTACAAAAGATATTGAGTTTCCAAAATTATTTAATGAAGATGAAGTGGATGTTACTCCAGCAGTATGTCCTATAAATCCCTATAAAATTCAGGTTGCGCGTGACTTTGAACAAGACTCTCCACCCCAGTATATAAACCAAAGACCTAAAATCTTAACTATGAATGTAGTTGCAACATTTACATTCTATCCTGGCCTAAGAACTAATCTAACTTCTGTAAGTAATGGTATCTATGTTATTAATAATGAGAAGGCTCTATTTGCAAAAGAGCGTATTAAATATCCTAAACCTCATAATTGGGTAAAACAAAAATATAGAGATGCTGAGTATAAAAAGAAGTGGAGAAGGACTCCACCTGAAGGTAAATTAAAAGCAGCTGCTAGAGCAAGTGACGATCTTAAGTTTATGGGTAAGTCAAACTCTACCTATGCATTCCTAGCCTTAGGTTGGAATGGAGATAATTTTAGTGGTGGCGAAGCAGGTACTCAATATAAATTTGAATACCATAGAGTTCTATGTGCACTTAAAGCTGCTGAAAACTGCGAAGAGCCAATGACTGAAGTTCCACATCCATGGGACCCAAGTGGTTCAACACCTGGAGGTAAGACTTATTCTGGAGATCCTTATATGATGATGGCTAGAGTGACAATTGCATATTGGTATGCATGTATTATTAAACCATTTAAACCGACTCCTTCTGCACCACCGGCATTAATTCCAGCGCCATTAACAGGAATTTACATTCCAATCTATTATGGAAGTGCAAATCGTCTAGCAAACAATCTAAGAAGAGCCTGGAATACAGGTAAGTCTTTTGCAACACCTGGAACTCAACAACCAGCGTCGACTGCTACAGCAACAGCAGTTGCAGGAGCTTATGCCCTGCATCTACTTGAATTTAAACTTTTATATCTTGGTGGTATTCCAACTCCTGCGGGACCAGTCCCAATGGTAGGTTTTGTACCTATTGTATTTTAACCCCAGTCTTTTTCGAAAGTATACCAATGATCTGCGGACGCACAGTCCCTACAAGCATCAGCAACAAGTGTTACTTTTTCTTCCATAGTTAACATCGGTAGAATGGCTCCTACGTGCATCTCGACTAACTCACTGCTTGGTATATACTCAGATACATGCTTTGCAATTCCAGTAATAAGTCTATATGCATTATCTTCTACAGAATTAAATCTTCTTCCTTGGTGATAATCAACATTAGGATCTACTGTTGCTAGTTCCCATAGTTTTTCAATACCAATAAGATCTCTAACATCTTGACAGATTTCTAAGATCGCATCTTTGTGTTTAAGAACGGCCTGGTAGCCATAGCCACCAACACCGTTACATTTGATTTTCTTATAGTTAAATTGTTCCATTATGCTTCTACTAAAGTTATGTTTTCAAAAGAGTCTTTTAACTCTCCGTAAGCTAAGCCGGCCCAAGTTTTAGAACCGATAGATTTCCAGTGACCGTAATCTGCCATGTTAGGGAAAGTTGAGTGAATATCTCCGATAGTCAAGTTCTCAACAACAGTCTTGTCGATGTGTAAGAATTTGTTACCTTTCATGTTAAGAACAGAAACGTAGAAGTCCGAACCAGGAAGTTGAATTTCAACATTGAAGAGTTTGTTCTTTTCGTATCTAAATAAGTTACAAAGATAACCTTCACCTGAGTTAATAGTTAAGAATCCAGCGACACATTTAGAGATGCTTCTGTATTTGTACTTAGTTTTGTCCCAGTCTAAGCCAAGATCTTTAACGTAAAATTTATGCATTTTACCTTTAATGTTTTGTTCGACTGTGAATGAAGTTCCCAAGACGTCGTTAGTGTGTTTTTTAATATAAGCCATAGTTTTTGTTTGTTTTTAATTACAGTACTAATATACGAAAAATAATTGACATAAAAAAATTTTACGCGGCTTTTTTTGTTAAAAATGTCAACTTTTTTAGATACATATAATAACCTAATCACATACTCTTATTATTTTTAAAAAACTACTGTTTATATCAGCCTTGTTTTTGTTTTGTCTTCAATTAGTACATGAACTCAAACCAAAAAAATCTAAAGTTCCAACCTTTAGAAAAATGCCTACGGTTGCAGAAGTTTTTAATAATGAAAGTACATTAAGATTCATAACAGATTCTATTCTATTTACACCTCCTAGAATTCCACCATTAGTTAAAACTAAAATGGGACCTTTACATCCTAGCATAATCGGATTAACAACAGAAGTTACTAAAGGTGTTTATCTTATTCAATTAAATAGCATATATTCTGTACATGTTTTACAAAGAACTTTATTTCATGAATTAGCACATGTATATCAATTCGAAAGAAGGCTCTTACAAGATATGGGTGATATAATAATATGGAATGATACGATATATGATTGGAGCCAACCATGGGCAGCTAGGCCATGGGAACAACATGCAGAGAAATTGGTTGAAGAACTTTTTGTGCCTATCTGTGAAGATGATATATAAAAAGTATCAACCACCTAAAAAGAATATTTTAGTGGATATATAATATGATACTAACATGGTATACAATAACCTTTTAAACAAAAAATAAATGTCAGCAAAAAGAAAACGCATCGGAGCAGATGCAACCACAACACTCGCAGTCGAAGAACAGACTCAACCAACACAAACGCAGGTAGAAGTTAAAACTACAACTAAAGAAGAAACACCTGCAGACCCACACGCAGAATTTTATGATGAAAATGGAGAGTTCCTTTGGGAGGCCTATGAAGGTACCTGTCCAACTAGGAATAGAACTCCTAATCCACATATAAAGACTAACAATGGTGATAAGGTTTATTCAAGAGAACCGTATGCCCAAGAGCTTTATGATATGATGGAGAACTACGGCAAAGATATTAAGCCTGTCATAAACGAGGGTGAGATACACGATGGTGTTATTTATGGTATTGATAAAGATTGGATTACTGTTGACATAGGCTACAGAGAATCTGTTTATGTTAAGTTTGGTAAAGAATCTGCAGAAGTTCAAGCGTCTGCGGTTGGTGATGAAACTGCTGTTTTAATTACAGATACTAAAGGTACTTTAACAGGTACGATTACAGGTGGTGTAAAACATAAAACGTTTACAGATCTTAGAGATGCAATTGATGAAGGTAGAACAGCTTGGATTGGCCATGTGAAGAACATGATTGATAAAGGTGGTTATGTAGTTACTGTACAAGGTATCAACTGCTTTATGCCAGGTTCATTAGCAGGTATAAATAAATTATCTGACTTTAGTTCTATTGTCGGTGAAGAAATTTATGTGGTACCAGTTAGTTTCTCTGCAGATAGAGGTACGATTGTAGTTTCACATAGAAAATATTTACAGGCACTAATTCCATCTGAGATTGAAAACTTAAAACAAACGATCGATGAAGAAAAAGTAGGTACAGTTACAGGTACTGCTAAATACGGAGTATTCGTAGAGTTTAGTAAATGTCTAACAGGTATGATTCACAACAATGACTTAGACGAAGAGACTCTAACTAGATTTAAAAGTAGAGAGATTAAGCCTGGAGACCCAATTAAGTTTAAGGTAAAAGATATTATTAGTAATAAGAAAATTACACTGACTCAAAAAGATGTGGTTGAAATTAATCCTTGGATAAATATTTCTAAGAGATATGCGATACCATCTACTGTAGAAGCAACTGTTAAGTCTAGAAAAGACTATGGTTTATTTATTAATATAGAAGATGGAGTAACTGGATTACTACATATCAGTGAAATAGGCGAAGAAACTATGTCCGTATTTAACCCTGGTGATAAAATAACCGTTCAGATCACTAGAATTGATGAGGCGACTATGAAGGTATTCTTGAAGATGCCCCAATAACTCTCTCAGAAGAGTTTGATATATATTGAAAGTTAATATTATACTCTCAATATGCAAAAACTAAACAGAGACTCTAGTAGAATTTCGATCCTGAACGGAAGCCAAATTGGTGTCGAGTTTGAATTCTATTCTAATCTAGAACTTGAAGAGACTCAGAAGTCTTTATCTAAACTACTTAATCGTAAGATTAGGCTAGAGGATAAAGCGCATTCTGACTTTCAACCAAGCAATGAAGTTTTCAAAATGGAACCAGATATGTCTGGTGGTAAAGGGCTAGTCGAACTAGTTACTGGTGCCATGCAATATCGTGATGCCAGAATAGTTATTATTAAAATGTTGGGATGGATTAGAGCGAATGGTTATACAACTGACCGTGCCTCTATCCACCTTAATATGTCTTTTAATCCTGATTATCTAGGGGATAAAATGATGATTTCTAAAATGAATATTTTAAAGTTCATTTTAGAGTTTGATGAAAAGAGAGTTTACAAATATTTTCCAAACAGAGAAAATTCAACCTATGCAAAATCTATTAAATGGGTTATGCCTAAAAACGAGGCTTTCTACTATAATGAAAACTTAATTAGTTCAGATAACTTTACTTTTGCCAATACTAAATATTATGGTATTAACTTTGAAAAAGCTCAAAAAAATTATTTAGAGTTTAGATATGTTGGTGGTAAAGATTATGAGAAAAAAGCTGATGATATTTTACATTTAGCAGAAATGTTTATCATGTCTGTATGGAAATCTTGCTTTAATCCTATGTTCACTCCTGAGAATAAAATTGAGATGAAAAGGATTTTACAGAAGAATGCACCTCTTATGGAGATGTTAAAAGACTATACCGCCGTAAATAAGCATTGGCCTAAGATACATATACTAGTAGATTTGCAAGATAATCCACAGGTAATTGAAGTTCAATGGGCTAGATTTAAGACAAAAGTTTTAGATCTTCTAGCGCATGGAGGTATGGAAGAGGGAGTAATTAACTACGACTCAGACTATTCTGAAGTTCAAGTTAAGGATGGTAAATTTAAAACCGCATATATATTAAATGGGTTTGAGTTTGTAAACTGTGAGTTATCTGGTAATATTGAGAACTGTGGAATTTACTCATGTAAAATCACTGGAGCTCAGATATTAAGATCAAACCTCTACCAAGGTACTGAAATTATGGATTCAAAAGTTGAGTCTAGTTTTGTACATGGAAGTTGTACTTTAAAGAACTGTTACGTTTTTGGAAAAGACGGTATCTTTAAAGGTAAGATGGAAGGTGGAATTTTTAGAGAAGGCTATGTGGGACCACATGCTAGATTCTCGAATGAAACTGAAGTCATTGTAAGTAAAAAAATTAAAGCGTAAAAATGAGCGAAATTAGAGAAGGTAACGGCACAGGCTTAAGCACCGAAAGAGATTTTGGGCAAAACTGCTTAAACGAATTTTTACAAGAATTAGGTGATGATTTAACCGGTGCTTGTATGGTTCCTGTTAATTTACCACAAAGAGAAATCGTTAACATTATTAAGAGGGCTAAGAAGTGGTTCTATAAGCAATATGAAGATTCTGTATTAGAAAACTATTATGTTGTTCCTAACAATGTTTTTGATTCTGAATATTTTAAAACACATAGATGCTTAAATCTACCAGGAGCAAATGCAGATGGTGGAGGTGCAGTCTATTCAGTTTTTGGAGTACATGATTTATCTTCTGGCTTTAATGGAACAGGCCAAGGTATGGATGTTAGATTCCAGGGCGGTGGTGACTTCTCACTAGATAAAATGTTATTCAGAGGTATGTATGACGGATCCGGTCCGGCTGAAGCTGCTGAAGAATTACAATACTACGTACTAAATGCGTCATTGGCTGATATGTCAAGACAGATTTTAGAAAACCCTATTAGCTTTCAGTATGCTAGACTAAATGGCAAGCTGAAAATAATGGGAGATACTCCAAAAGGAGATTGTATACTACATGTATATGAAACTATATCAGACTGTGCACTTTATTCAGATGAGATTTTCTTTAGATATTGCTCTGCAAAGATAAAGCAATCTTTAGGTGCTAAGTTAGGTATATTCAAGTTTGCATTACCGGGTAATGTAGAATTTGACTATGATGCTATTAAAGACATGGGAGACACCGAATTAGAGTCGATAATAGAAGAAATCAAAGGCGACGAAGGCGTAGACTATATGTTTCACTCGTAATTAAGCCGAATACATATATAAATGGAATTTTATATTAAATACATAGGTGACCCGAATTACAACGCGACACAACTACAGAATAATGGTGAGATTGAGCAGTTAATTACTCAAATCGAAACCACTTTATTTACTAGGAAGACTGAAGTTTTAGGTTCTCCATCATTTGGTTGTAATCTTGAGGATTTAGTTTATTCATTAGGCCAAAATGAGTTTAATATTAAACAAGAAATTACAAATCAAATTAATCAATATTGCCCATTAGCTGCTAAATATAATACAGGAGTTGATGTAAAATTCTTTAAAGGTACGGTTAGAGATATTGCGTATATTGATATTACAATTGATAGTAAGTACTTAGTCCAAATAAACCTAAGATAAAAGAGATAAATAATAAATGGCACAACTAAAATTTTTAGAGACAGTTAACAACACTGCGAGTCAAATTAAGAGCGACACGAGAACGTATATTAGTAGAGTTTACAAGAGAGCTAATACACTTTTTACTGAAGCGTCTCCATTTGCTCAGATTATTGCTGTATTCTCAGAACTATATGAACTGATTATGTTCTATATTGAGGATGCTGTCGTAGAACAAAACATATATACTGCTCAACAAGCAGAATCTATATATGGTATGTCAAGATTGACAGGCCATGATGCAACAAGAGGATTTGCTGCAACAGGAGAGATAGAATTTAGATGGAAGCCAGGTGCAGACCTTAGTAAGATTGCAGGTACTGGATTAAATATAGATCCAAGAGCTGAATTAAAATGTGAATTAAACGGATTATTCTATACGTTGTTATCTTCAAAGGATAGATTTAGATTAGAAAAATCTAATATGCTTAAAATTAAAGCCGCTCTTATTCAGGGTAAATATGAAAGTCAAAACTTAACTGGTACTGGAGAAAAGCTACAGTCTTTTAATGTACAAACAAAGAAATTATCAGATCACTCTAAAGTTAGTGTTTCTGTAAACGGTGAAAAATGGAGTAAGCATGGTTCATTATATGACTTATTAAATAACGAAAAAGGTTACTTAATTAAAACAGGTATTTCTGGAGGTTTAGATATTTACTTCGGTAACGGTGCCTTTGGTGCAATTCCACCATTAGGTTCTACAATTGAAGTTGAATATGTAAACCATGATGGTTTTATGGGTAATCTAGATGATGGTAGAGATATAACATTTAAGTGGCAAGCGGAAGGAACTGATTCCTTAGGAGCTGAACATGACTTAAATGAATTCTTAGATGTGACCTGTACTTCATCTCCAAAAATGGGAGCAGATAGAGAGTCAACTGAATTTACAAAGATTATGACGCCACTGGCTTCAAAATCATTTGTTCTAGCGACTCCAGATAATTACGAGTATTTCCTATCAAGATATGGATTATTCTCGTACATAGATGCTTACAATACCACATCAGATGAGTATTTAGATGACGACAACGTTATCTACATATTTGCAGTGCCAGATGTAAAAAAGAAATTAGCTTCTGGTCAAGACTACTTCTCTATTCCAGAGAATGAAATGTTCTTCGACCAAAATGAATATGATAAAATGGGACAAGTAATTCAGGATAGTGGCCAGCAAATGGTTACAACTGAAGTTGTCTTTGTAAAACCTCAAGTAAGAAAATATAGTCTGGATATTAATATTAGATATTTTTCAGGTTTTACTAAAGAAGAGATTTTTAATGACGTCAGAGCTAAGGTAAGTGATTACTTGTTAAATGTAACAAGAAGAGATAAACTACCTAAGTCTGATATTGTTTATATTCTAGAGGAAATAGAAGGTATTGATGCTGTTAACGTTAGGTTTATTTCAGAAACTGAAGAAACAGCTAGAAGACTAGGTTACTTTGAGTCGGTTACAACAACCATT